GAGCTACGCCGTTGGTCTTTTCGACGGTCGCGGCGGAAAGCTACGCTGGCTAGTGCCGGGCGTCGATTACGCCCCCCCGCGCATCGATGGCAAGTACACGCTGCTCGATTGCTTCGTGGACTACACGCGGGAGCATTGCGTCCCGACCGGCGGTGACGCCAAGCGCGCCTGGATCGCCTTCCGTGCGTGGATCGACTCCCTCGGCCTCAATCGTGAATGCATCACGCTCACCCGCGCCGACGGTCGGACGGTTGTAGAGCGCGAACTGGCCCGTGGAGTGTCGAGCGCCACAGCCCGCAAGCATCTGACGATGGGCCTCGCGGCGTTCAACCATGCTCGCAAGGAAGAGCGTCTCGGGAAGGACAAGGTGCTCCCGGCCTTCCAGATGCCAGCCGCAGCGCAGCCTCGCCTTCGCTGGTTGACGCGCGAGGAGCATCGCAAGCTGATGCTATTGCCGAAGCCCGGTCCCCGGCAACTGTTCTGGCTGCTCGCCTTCGGGACTGGAGCGAGAACGGGCGCGATTCTCGACCTCGAATGGAGTCGTGTGGATCTCGTGCGCCGCACGATCGACTACCGCCGCGAGGGCGTCGTTTACAAGAACAAGCGCCGCGCGGTGGTCTTCATCAACGACTCACTTCTGCCCCGGCTTGAGACTGCCTACGCGCGCCGCGACCCGTCCTGCCCGTTCGTGGTGAACCGCAAAGGCAAGCGCTACTCGCAGGGTTCGCTTTTACCACGAGTGCAAACGGGATCTGGCGTGGATTGGCATCAAGGAGCGCGGTGTCGCGCGTCACGTTGCGCGTCACACGGTAGCAACCTGGATGCTGCGTGGTGACAAGGACCGCGGCATTCCGCCAGCGCCAATCCATCGCGTCGCAATGATGCTGGGCGACACGATCACGATGATTGAGCGCACTTATTCGCACGTACTTCCCACCGACCTGCAGGACGACACGCGAGTGTTGCACTAATCCAAGAAAGCCCCCATGTCCACCAAGCGAGCGAAAACCGAGTTCTCCGTGATGCAAGCGTTCGTCGATGCGCTCCCGAACATCGACGACGAAGCCCTGATGGCGCTTATCGGATGGCTGGAAGCGCGCGGCAACGCGGAGTTGAAGGCGCGAAGAGCGCGGCCCGCACCTACGCCTGCACCCGCGCCCGCCGAGACGCCGACGACGGAATGTTGGGCTGCGCGACTCCGGGTGTGGCGTGCGACATGAGGACCGAGTACGCGAACGAAACGCCCATGGCCGCGCAAGGAAACGTGCGGCTCGCATGGCGATTCGATGCGGAGCAACCGAGGGGCCAGTACGGCGTGACGGACTGCTACGCAACGGACGGCGAAAGGTTGTGCCTGGTGCGTCTGAAAGGCCCGCCGCCGCGCTTCAACGACGTGTGCGCGCTGGCGAAGCTCGGACACGAAATCGGGCATGTGCTCGAAGCGCAACACTGAATTTCTCGTTCAATTCAATCAAGGAGATAGCAATGCCCTTCGAGCCCGCACCGAAGCCACTCACCATCGCCGATCAGCTCGCTGCCCTCATCGAGGCAGGACGCGCAGCCAACCCGGACTTGAAGCACGGCAAGAAGGAACTGCTCGACGGCGACCGTGCATGTGCGCTGGGCTTCGCCATGCTCGCGCATGGGTTCAGTCGCGCTCAGTTGGTGGCGGACTCCCCCTACGAAGAGTTTCGGAGTGCGCTGGGCGCGTGCGGCAGCTTCATCTCCGTGTGGATCGAGAACGATGAAGGCGCAACGCTGGACGCAATCTGCGCCGGTCTGCGCTCCGGCCGCATCACGGCGCTGTGAACTGCGGTTCACACCACATACCATTCAGATGACCGTCCGAATCCTCCGAGGTGATGTGCGCGACCGGCTGGCCGAACTGCCGGACGAGAGCGTGAACTGCGTCGTCACCAGCCCGCCCTACTGGCGCCAGCGCGATTACGGCGTCCCTGGGCAGCTTGGCCTCGAGCTGACGCCAGAGGCTTACGTGGACGGCCTGACGGCCATCTTCGCGGACGTTCGTCGGGCGCTGCGGACCGATGGGACGTGCTGGGTCAACATCGGGGACAAGTGGGCATCCGGTGGCAACGGTGGCGGCGGATCCTTCATGGAGGAGCGCAGCGAGGCGTGGGCGCACGTCAAGGCGAACAAGGGCTGGCGCTCGCCGCCCGCCGGGTACAAGGACAAAGATCTGGTGGGCGTGCCGTGGATGCTCGCCTTCGCCATGCGGGCCGAGGGTTGGTATCTGCGGCAGTGCAACATCTGGGCGAAGCCGAACGGGATGCCCGAGAGCGTCCGCGACCGCTCGACCGTCTCACATGAGTACGTCTTCCAGTTCACGAAGAATAACGACTACTGGTACGACGCCGACGCCGCACGCACGCCGCTACAGCCGTCATCGGAAACGCGCCTCGCGCAGAACGTAGAGGCCCAGGATGGCTCCGACCGCGCCAACGGTGGAGCGAAGACCAACGGCACGATGAAGGCCGTCCAGCGCAGCGACAAGCAGCGCGGGCACACGCGGCGGCACGCCGGATTCAACGAGCGATGGGATGCCATGGAGCGCGACGATCAAGTCGCGGCCGGATCGAATCTGCGCTCCGTGTGGTGGATCTCGCCCGCGCAGTACCGCGAGGGCCACTACGCCGTCATGCCAGAACGCCTCGCGGAAATCTGCATCGTCGCCGGGTGCCCACCGGGCGGCATGGTGCTCGACCCATTCGGCGGCGCTGGCACTACGGGCCTGGTCGCGGATCGCTTGCAACGAGACGCGATCCTGATCGAGCTGAATCCCGAATACGCGGCGATGGCCGAGCGGCGCATCCAGGGCGACTCCCCGATGTTCGCCAAGGTCGCCAACGAGTGAATGGAACTACAGGAACTATTCACATGAAAAACTCAATGAAGCCCGCGCCCCTTGCCGTGACGTGCCCCTATTGCAAGTTGGCGGCGTACCAGCTCAAGGGCAAGTTGGGCGAGACACAGGCTGGCAGAACGCGCTACGGCTGCGACAACGCGCATTACTTCGTCTATCCAGAGCCCTACGGATACGAGCCCGTTTCGCCGCGCAAAGAAGCGGCCTGAATTTCACAAGTAAGGGGATGCCGTGACCATCAAGAAAGCTAAGGCCATTACCTGCGGAGAGTGCGGCCCTCGCGTGGACGCTGACGATTACGAGCAGCTTTGGCAGTTCTTCTCCGATGAAACGCTCAAGCTGGAAGCCGCAGCCGAGCGTGCCCGCATGTGGCAGGACTTGGCCGAGGAAGCCACGCGGAAGCGCCGCGAGAGCGACGCCTACGCAGAGGACGGTCGTGTATCACTTCGATGTTTCAGAAAGAAAAAACCCGCCGAAGCGGGAGTTCTGCTGACCGTCGAATCGCCCTACTTTTTGACCACGCCTTTGACCGCATCGACAACTTCTCTAATGAATGCGAGGACTATCGACATATCGTCGCGCTCACTAGCTTTGCCCTTCTCCGCGAATGCATAGCGGATTAAAGCAAGGAGAACGATTGTTGGAACCGTCGCAAATATCGTGGCCAGAATTAGGCGCTCGTGTCCAATCTCATACCAAGATTGGCGGAAAACAAAGCACAGAAATGCGCTGTAGCCGCCGACGCAGACCACTACGGCAAGCGCGAAGGCCCAGCGTCGATACCAAATCGCATCGGCCGCTTGCTTTAGCTCGTACTTGGCGAGGTCCTTGTCGGCCGCAGCAACCACGCCGCCAGCCAAATCCTGAGCGGGGGGGACTGACGACGCGGGTACGGACACTAAGAAATCAGGCCGAGGTTCTTAAGGCGATATTGCATCGCCACTTCCGAGACCTGGAGCTTGGCCGCGAGGCTGCCGATAGCCTTGAGGTTGAGCTTAAACACAAGGTAGCGAACGGCTATCTCGGGCATCAAGAGTTCAGCGGCGAATTGGTTCGCCGCGATTTCACGCGGATCGTAGTTGCCCGTCGAAAAGCTTTCGGGATGGTCGCGAAAGCTATCCTCGTGACGCAGTTGAAAGTGGCCGATTTCATGGGCGAGCGTGAACCGCCGACGAACCAACGGCTCATTGGCGTTTACGCGAATTACGGGCTTTCCATCTATCCAGTTGAAAGAGCCGCTGTAATCAAGCGACACCTCTTCAACTTGAGCCCCTAAGCCAACAGCGATGGCCCGCACATTCACAGGCAGCTCTCGGTCCCAGAGGCTATCCAGAACTTCCCGCGCTCTCTCGCTTGGCCGAACTAGTACGTTTTGCATTCTCGCCCCCGTACCGGACCAATATTGTTTGAGACCTAGTATAAACGTGCTTGTTCCGTCAAGCAACTTTTGCTTCACCGCACAAGCGTATGATTTACATGGGGATTGTGTGGTTTATTTCAAGGTTATCCCCAAAGTCAGTCACCGACCGCCCACAAAATGTGGTAGCGCGCGTTCCTGCGCCACCTATAGCTTGTGGGCGCTATGCAGCGAGAGCCGCAATTTCTTCGAGCGTCCATACGTGGTCCGCGATCTTGGCTTCCATCGCGGGTGTCACACGCAGCGTCTTATGGATGCGCCCGAAGTTGTAGTACATGAAGTGCAGGGCGACGGCGCATTCGAGGTTCTGAATTTTCTTCGAGAACCCGTTGGTAAGCCGCGTGAAACGGCGCATGCCCATCCGCATCGTGAGGTTCTGGCGCTCGACGTAACTAGTCGAAACTTGTTTCTCGTCGGGGTTGCCGCACACGGTGCCTTTGATCGTGCCGCAGCATTCGCCAGGACTGTACTTGCGTTCTTCGCTCTTGCCGCCCGCATTCCCGTAGAGCTTGACCAGCATCGCGTAGTCGATCTCAGATCCAAACGCGGCTTCGACGGCGCGGAGATAAACCTTGTGTCCGTCTGTCGTGAGCTGGATGCGATGGTGGATGCGATGCGCGAGTTCTTGGATGAAGTACTGCGCGGTTTCGTAAGTGCGCTTGCCCACCATGAACACCGGAACGAGCTTGGTATCGGCGCAGATCGCGGTCCACGTCCAAACGTCGCCAATGCCGTACTCGCCCTTGCGCGACTCCGGGACGTTCTTTTCCTTGGAGTAGCAGAAAGACCAAATCTCGTCGCATTGAATCTTGGTGCAGGGGAGATCGCGCATGACGCGATCCTGATAGACCCAGCACGCGCTACCCACGTCGAGGAGGAGCTTGCTCACCGTGTTGATGCTCACGTCGCACATGCGGGACGTGGAGCGCATGGAGTTGCCTTCAACAAGGCATTGAAGGATTCGGGCGCGTTCTTGAATGCTCAGGCGATTCATTTGACCCCCTCTACCTATCGGAGTCATTATGCTTGACCGCTCAAGCATTGTCAAGCGGCTACTTGAGGACGCTCCCGAGCGTAGGATTTCCCCGCACCGTAAACGGGGGGTTCCTATGACTGTCTGTGTCGCGGCGATTTGTGAGACCGGGGCGATATTCGGGGCGTCGGATCGAATGATTACGGCGGGAGACGTCGAATTTGAGCCGCCCATGCAGAAGATTTGGAAGCTCACGGACTCTATAGCCGTCATGGTGGCTGGCGACCTCGGGCTTCACGCCGATTTTTGGGCGGACCTATGGTCTGCCGTGCAAGACCGCCTCCGCAATCAACCTGCAAAGCCATGGCGGGTACGGGACGTTGCCTACCTGTACCAAAGCCTTTGGATGGATGCGCACGCAAAGTTTGCGGAACGCGATTTATTGAGACCGCTAGGACTAACGCTGGGAAGCTTTATCGACAAACAACGGGATATGTCGCCTGACTTTTCGCGGCGACTCGCGGACAACATTCGCTCATATCCTCAGCTTGAGGTAGGGGTGCTAATCGCTGGCGTGGACGACAGGGGCAGTCATCTGTACGTCGTGGACGACGGCGAGGTCAGTTGCAAAGACCCGCTGGGGTTCGCGGCTATTGGCGTCGGTGCCGTGCATGCCAATTCGCACTTCATGATTTCGAAACACACGCGCTTCGAAACCATTGCCCGAACGCTGCTGCGTACATATGTCGCAAAACGTCGGTCCGAGGTCGCTCCCGGGGTTGGGGATTCTTGGACGGATATGTTTGTCGTCGGTCCCGATCCCAACAGCTTCAACACCATTCCCTATGACCTGCTCATGCCGCTGGAGCAAATCTACCGAGAACATCAGCACGCCACTCAAATTGTGGCCAATGAAACCGAGGCAAAGGTCCAGCGGTTTTTGGACGGCTTGGCTGAGGCCGCAAAGGTCCAGGCCGCACAAGCAACGGAAAGTATGAATCAGCCGAAGGATCTTAAAACCGGGGCGGAGGCAAAGCAGGAGAAAGCGCAAGACACCAAAGCTAAACCCAGGCGAAAGGGAAAGGGTGCGACCCCTACTTCTTAGTTTTCCAACGTGCCATAGCCGCTTTCCTGGCGATTTGAGCGCGTTTGGCAGGGGTCAGAGCCTCGGCCCGGGCCTTGCCGCCCTTGAGTCCGCCCAGCCGCCCCAGCATGACGGCAGCGGGATTCTTACCCTCAAGGTCGGGCATATCGCCGGTGGCCTCCGCGACGATGCGGAATGCGGCGGAATTGGCGTCCGATTGTTTGCTTGAGCGTTTAGGCATAGACCAAAACCTATCACTGGACACCATGCCATGACAAGAGTAGGGCCCTTTCAAACTGAGACACTACCCGCTGGTGCGCTCAATGCGGCTGGCGCGGTTCTTTACAACGTCACGAATCTGCCGCGTGACGCAATCTCGCTCACCTACTGGAACGACAACTTCGCTACGAAGAAGCTCGTGCTGGCGTGCCTCGACAACAGCATCGCGGCGCTTGAGAGTGGATGTAATTCCGGGAGCAGTAAGTGACCGAACGGCTATTTGAGGATCGCACCCCCGAGGCAGCAGCGCGTCAACTGGCGCTCGTACTCGCCCACGCGACCGAGTGCGAGCTTGCCACGCTGGAGCATCTACAACTGCGCAGGAGCGCCGCGAAGTCGGACCTGCGCCGCCATGCGGAGATTGCCGCCGTGCTCGTCTATCACTGCTACGACCTCAAGGTGACGCCGCGTGGACTGCTCGGGCATGCGTGCCCGCGACTGGAGGATGCGTTGAAACAGTATCCCAAGAGGAATCCTGAATGAGCTGGAACACTCTCACCGACGAGGACCGCGCCGACGTGCTGGCGAGTCTCCCCGGCGCTATCGACGGCTTCCTCAAGGGCTGGGGCTGGCAGCAATTCGCGCAGGCTATCGAGGCGAAGTGCCGCGAGAAGAACGAGGCCCCCGAGAGGTCAGAAGCCGAGTTCGAGGTCCACGCTGGCGACATGCTCTGCGCGGGCGCGCACGGTCCGCGAGAGGCGACGCTTGCAGAAGTGCGCCACTACGCCCTGCAATATCTGGATGAGAATCCCGTGGTGCGAATCGAAGAGGTCCGGCGCACGGTCATCGAGCGCTTCACCCGCTTGCCGCATTTCACTGCGTGAGGAATCCTGAATGAAATGCGACATCGACAGCGCGGGAAATCTCAACATCGAATGCGCCAGCCACGCCGAGTACGTGGGGATGAGGGCATGGATCGACGAGTGGACGATGAAGAATTTGGCGTTATTGGCTTTGCCGTACCTAACTCATAGGCGGATGTAGAGCCCATGCTCTACGCCCCCTTCTTGATCGAATCTGCGCTTTATCACATCGTAGAAGGCGTTGTCGTTGTGCTCGTAGAAGCGATACAGCGCAAAGGCCACCAGATCGGCAAGCTGAATCAGCCGCGAAGCGGTGGAGTCCAAGAAGACTGGAACGCGGGAACGCCGCCAGAGCGCGTGAGCGCATCGACCGTCACCAACAGCCTCGCGGAACTGCTGCGCGACCTGCCGCGCCTGGATGCGCTTCGCGCGGAGCCTCGTTGGCGGAAGGTAATGCGCGAGTGGTTTCAGCGCCGCGCCGACTCCCTCAAAGTCGTTGACTAGCCAAGGGAAATACCCATGTTCCATATTTCGACCGATGCAGTTCCGCTATTAATCGCGGAGGCGAAGAAGGCGCTTGCAGAGCGCAGGCCGGGGCTGTTTGATGAAAACGGCGTGCCGACGGAGGCGGGCGTTATCGCGCTCTATTGGGCCACGGCAGACGTAGGCGCGGGCACGGTCTACATCTCAACGTATAGCAGCGATGCGCCGCAGGATTGAATCCGAAAGGCAGTGACATGAAGTACGAAGACGACCACATGATTTTCGCGACGGGGAAGCGTCGTTACGCGCACGCCGGGATCATTGGCCTTACGTGCAGCTACGAAGTCACGGAAGGCTACGACGGGAATTTTTGGATGGTCGGCGAGGCCGAGGACGAGGCTCTTACGCCCGCTGAGCGCGTCGAGCTTGCCGACTACATGCTCGAACGGTGGCAGACGTTTCGAGACATGGCTTTCGCGTCGAAACTGTGACGCCCTGCTGATTCAATGCTCTTCCACGACATCATCGACACCACACTTCGCCATCACCGACTGATGGCGAGCGCGGAGCAGCGCGAGTGCATCGCAAAGACGATGGCGGCGCTCATGCCGGACACGGACGCAGCGATCGAGGCGGGTCGGCGGCTCATGGAGTTCTACAGCGTGCCCGCGCCCTGATGCTGACGCTCGAGGAAGTCGCTCGCCGCCTCAACGTCTCCAAGTCAACCGTTCGCCGGTTGAAGGATGGCGACGAATTGCCGTATGTTGTCGTCTCCAAACGGTGCATCCGGTTCCCGGAAAGCGCCGTGGAGAACTACCTTAAGGGGATCGCGTGTCAGTCAAGCCGTGGGTCGATACGCGGGGGCGCAACCGCTGGAAAGTCGAGTTCGAGACGAGCGGAAATCGTGTTTTCAGACGGCTCCCGCCCAGCGCAACGAAAGGTCAGGCGACCCAGCTTGAAGCTCGTCTCCGCAACGAGCTCATTGACCAAGTCGTCTTAGGAAAGAGGCCGAATGTCACGCTCCGCTACGCGATCGAAAGCTGGCTTGAAGAAGTCGTCAAGGGTCGCAAGAGCGAAGACCAAACCCGCTCCCATGCCGCAACCGTACTCGGACTTGTCGCCCGAGATAATCCAGATTGCCCGGTACAAGATACGGGGAGCCTTGTCGGAGCTATACGCGAAGATGGACGACTATCTCCGGCAACTCGAAATCGCCGCCTCTGCGTCCTCAAAGCCGTCGCCAAATTCGCGTGGCGCAAAGGTTGGACGGAAGAAAACCTCTCGGGGAAGATCCAACTCCTCCCGGAGCCGAAATACACGCGCCGGGACGTCACCCCCGCCGACGCTCGGCTCCTGATCGAGAAGGCCAGCAGTCCCCGGGCGAAGGCCCTGATCGCCCTGTCGGCGTTCACGGGGATGCGTCTCGGGGAAGTCCTCAAGTTGAAGCCCTCCGACATCCACGACGGCGTCATCGTGGCTCGAGACACCAAGAACGGGAGCGATCGCATCATCCCCATCCTGGCCGAGCTCCGGCCGCACCTTGGGCAGATCCCATTCCGGGCAGGCTGGAGGAACGTCTACAGGGGCTTCGAGCGGGCCCGGGAAGCCGCTGGGCTATCCCTGCGCTATCACGACCTCCGCCACATGGTGGCGAGCGCCCTGGCGCGTTCTGACGCGGATTTGAGGGTGTCCATGGACCTCATGGGGCACAAGTCCGTCGAGACTCACAGGCGCTACGTCCACACCGACGTCGCGGCCAAGAGGCAGGCCCTTACCACGGCCCTAGCCCATCAGGATCCCATCAGGAAACGGGCAAAGGCGAAGAAGGCTGCGTAAGTCCTTGTTTTATTGGTAGGGCGTACTGGATTCGAACCAGTGACCAACGGATTAAAAGTCCGTTTGCCCCTGTCCACGAATCGTTACATCGTTGATTTATATGCTCCACGTGGAACCATGGATGCTCACGAACGCGATGGAAGCCCATCAGCTTCCCCATCACAGCCACGGCGAGATTGCCACAAAGAGGGACATGGCGGCGGTGAGGATGAAGCCCCACTCGATCAGTGAATCACGTCTCGTCTTGAGCGAGTGATGCGAATGCGCAGCGGTCCTTTGACGAGCCTCGCGAAGTCTTCGGCGTAGATAGGCCGCAAGAGCGCGGGAATGGCTGGCCCGATCGGGGCCTCGCGCTTCTTGCGTTTCAGCACCGGGGGGTCTCATTGGGCTTCAAGATGGTTCGGCCCATCTCGCAATAGAGCGTGCGGATGTCCTTGTCGTCGCGGATGCCGACGATGTTGTTGCGCGGATCCGCCCCCGATTGCCACATGAAAGGGATGACGCCCCAGACGTCGGCGTTTCGATGCGCGTAGGAAGCCCAGCACGCGGGGTCTTGGTGGCCATCCGTGCCATTGATCTTGGCCCCGCCGGGGATGACCCAGAGGCGAGCTCCGATCACGAGCTTCGCGCGAAGTCCCGCGTAGTCGCCCTCGAGCTTCGCGCAGCCGCTGGATTCGTAGCGGTAGCAGCCGACGAGGTCATATGACCGGATGCCGGGACGCCCGCCGCTCTCGCACTGGTAGAAGACGCCGACCTTCGCGCCCAGCAGCCCCGGCGTATCGAAGGCCACTTGCCGAATCGCCGTGACGCGATCGGCAACAACCTGCTCGCTGAGACTGCCGCCCGCGATCGTGTCCGGCTCGTCCATCGGGTAGAGAACGATCGACTCCCATCCGGTGAGGTAGTTGCCTTCGGAAAGGCGACCTAGTTGGAAGCGAAGCTCGGTGGGGTCCGTGGTGTTGAGGTGCAGGACGATGTTCTTGATGCCCGCACCACGAGCGGATTGAAGCTGTTGCGCCGCTCCGAGATGCCATACACCCGAAGTCACGACAACCCACCACAGGTTGACGTGTTGATCCTGCTCGATGAGATAGAGCGGATCGCCCCAGTAGTAGCCCATCCGCAGATCGGCGCGGAGAGTTGTTACGGGAACGATGGGGCCAGAAACCGGAGAGGAGCCACCGCCGCCACACGCCGCAAGAAAGACGGCGAGTAGCAGCGCCCTCACTTAGGAGGCCCCGCTACAACTTTTTCGTATTCCTGCAATCCTTTGAGTCTTGCAGAATTGACCCATCCCGCTCGCAAGTCTGAGAGGACGGCCGCAATGACTTCACGGCATCCATAGGCTCCGCTGATTTCATCAGGGACTCCGGCGGCTGGGTCGATACCGTTGGCGGCGGCAACGAGGAGCATCCCGAAATCGCCAGGAAGCACGCAGTCAGGAGCCAGCATGTGTTGAGACGCGGTGACGACACGTTCGACCTCCTTCGTGACTTCGACTTCCTTCGTGACCGTCTTGGTGACGATCTTCGGGACTTCCTTGATGAGGACCTGTTGATGCACGATGACGCGGTCGAGCTCTGTCGCCCGCTCCTGCACGCGATCAAGCCGTTCGATCGACTTGCCGACATACGCCCCGCCCATGAAGAGACTCACGGCAAGCGCGATGCCTCCGAGCAGGACGTACAGGTTCATCGAAACAGCCCGCGCAGGTAGAGACCGACGATGAGCCCCAGAACAGCACACACGATCGCCGTCCCGACCGGGAACTTCGTCTCGACCCTCACCAGCCCCTCTTCGGCCTTGTCTTCCGCGTACTTCAACGCGTCTTTCGCCTTCTGCTTCATTTCATCGCGGTTCATGACTCCTCCTATGGTTGATTTCACGGGTTGAACGTCCTGCGTCCCGACTTCGGCGGGACGCTCTGCAAATGGACCCAACTCGCGGTCGCGGTTGGAGACTCGCGATAGAGCCCGTACTGCTCCAAGAGCTCGTCGCTCAAATCGGCGTCGGCCATGTTGGTGGGGTCGGCCACGTCAACGGCGAGACTCTGTTCGTGGTTTCCGCCAACAGCGGCGCGATGCCCGGAGGCGATCAACGCAAGCGTCTTTTCGCGCGTGCGATGACCCGATCGGATCTCGCACGGATAGCCCAGAGCTTCGAAGATCGCGTTGACGCGGGTGAGAAGGTCGTCGCTGCGCTCATAATCGAGCGCGTTCGGCTTGAACCCATAGTTCACGATGGAATCCTGGAAGTATTCGTCCGTCAGGATCATTTCGCGTGCGCGGCGGGCAAGTAGTACGACGGCGGATGACGGTCCGCGAGAATTGGCTTGTGCAGCAGTTCCGCGATGGCGTTCACGCCGATGAACAACACGAAGGCGATGATGACGAGTTGAACGATGCGGCCGGTATGCACGCACGCACGCCAGGACCAGAACTTAGTTTTTTGCATCGGAGTCCTTGGCGTCCTGCGGCGTTCCGAGCATTCGCCGAAGGGTGTCTCGACCGGCTTCCCAAATGGCTTCGATGGTGAGCGGTCCGCCGTACCCGGCGAGAGCGACGAAGACATGGACATAGTCGGCCTCGAATTTCTTTTGCACGATCCACAAGGTGAGGAGTCCGGCGAATGCTCCGGTCCCAACGGTGAGTCCGGCAACGCTCCATTCCCACTCGGGGCGCTCTTCCTTTTTCCCGGTGAAGCGCTGCGCGTATTTGACGAGGGCTCCGAACCCCGCGAGCGCGAGGACGGAGGCGATCTCAGCCACATCGCGCCTCCCTCATGCCCTGACCCATCCGTGAATACCCGCTTGAGAAGTGGTCGGCGCTCCGCCATCGCCCCCCCATGTCGTCGTTCCAGAGGCGGCGGAGAGCTCCAGCCAGACCAGCGTGTGCCGACCTACGGCCGGGATGGTGGTGTATTGCGCCTGGAGCCCCACGTATTGATTGGCGACCTGACTCGCTCCGCTATATGCGAAGCAGCCAGAGGCCATCGTCGTCGTGGAGTCCGCGCCGATCGCAACGATCATGTCCACGTTGGCGTTCGTATTCTTCGCGAACGCTTGGACTTGCGCCGTCACGGCATCCTCTGAGACGCCGATCACATAATCAAGCTGGTTCGCAACGTTACCGTTCGCTTGGCGGAACGCGGCGAGCGTGTAGGCCCATGTATCCGTCGTCTCAAGCGCGGGACGCATGGGACGAAGGACGCGGTTGTAGTAGTTCCACACGCGCCGGAATGCGTAGGTGTCGTAGAACTGGGACGCTGCGTTGGAATGAATGGTCCCCACATAACGACGTGTGACTGCTCCGCTTTTCACCAACACGCCGTTCTGCGTCGTTAGGGCTGTGGCCCTCGTGGTTTCATTCGTCCACGCCAGAAGCTCGATGGTCGCTGTGCCAGCGTTGTCATAGATGAAAACGTCGTAACAGGTGTTTGCGGCAAGCCCCGCATTCGTAATTGAAAGCTCGGAGAAGGTGCGGCGATTCCAGTTCGCGCCGTCGTAGAGGCCGATGCAGTTGCCTTGGTACGGAGTGAAGTAGACGGTTGCAGCGCCAACGACATCGGAGGTCGTGACGGGAACCGCAGTTGTGAGCGTGAGCCGCCCTTCGCAGGTATGCAGGGCGTTGAGGTTCTGGACCGCAGCCGCATCGTTGTTCGACGTTCCAAGAGCAAGCCCCGTGATCTTGAAGCCCCCCATGGGGATGTTCGCAGTCGGCGTCGTCTGCCCGTCCTTGCAGATGACGTTCGAGAGTCCAGTCGCCACGTCTGCTGTGAACGCGTTGAAGGTCGCCGCGTCGATCAGCGTATTGCCCACGACAGGCTGTCCAGCGGTGTTGATGAGGAAGAGCCCTGCTCCGTTGAAACTCACTGTTGGGCTCCCATGAGCGCGGCGATCACGGCCTTGCGCTTCTGCATGTCATCGGAAAAGGTTTGAGGGGCGGTCGCACCGACTGCGGCCATGTCGCTGAGCGAGAGGTCCTTGCCGGGATTGAGCCCACGCGCCATGAGCGACTTGACGAGCTCGCTGCGATCCAAGAGGCCAGCGATGAGGTTTCCTAGCCCGGGCGACAGATGCGTGATACCGATCGGGTTGTGATTTCCGGCCACCGCCACGCGGTGGTCCAACATCTTCTTGGCGTTCAGGAGCTCGGATTCGCGAGCGTTGAGCGGGCCGACTTCGGGAACCGCCGTCGCGATCTCTTCCTTCAATCCTCGGGCGAGGCCCTTCTGGGCTTCGGTATCCGCGTTCCCCATCTCGCCGTACTTGTCCCGAAGACGTCGGTAGGTGCCCTGCTTCATCTCCTGCGCCAACTGCACAGGAAGGTCGGCTCCCGGAATCAGCGGGTGGTCGGCGAACTCGTTATATGCCGCTTCGACGGCCTTCATATCAGCGTTCGGGTTCACCTGTTTCTCAACTTGCTTGGTGAGGTCTTGCAGGCGATTCGCGACGCCAATCTTCGGAACGCGGGCGTTGGAGTTGACGATCGCTTCGGCGATTTGATCGTTGATGCTCGAGATGCGCCCGGCGACCTTGTTGGCCCCGCCAGGCGTGACGTTCACCCCTTCATCAAGAAGCGTTTGAATGGCCTTTGCCGCATCTCCGCTCTTGACGAGGTCTGCCGAAGGCTTCAAGGCGCTTCGCATGAGGCGTTCCGAAGCGGCTCCGGTGGCACCGGAAAGGGTTGAGGAGCCTTTCGCGCCGAGAATGGCGGGAATGACGTTTAGGCCCGTGTTGATGTACGTCCCGAGAGCGGGCGAGCCCGTGACGTCGCTCACCTTTTCTCCTGCGCTATGCGCGAGCTCACCGAACTTCTCAGGCAGGTAGCCGACAACCGACATGGCGTTCTTGCCGCCCGTGGTCTTCGGCTCATAGGTCATCGCGCCGGAGATGTTTCGAACGACATCAGCAGGCTCGGACTTCGTAAGTCCGAGCGCGTTACCTGCGCTCGTCGCGAGACCCGCCAACCCGGCCACCGGCTGCGCGAACATGCCCGTTAGGAGAGACAGGTTCGGCTCGATCGCCGCCCCGGCGAGGTTCCCGGCAGACGTGGGATCCTCGGCCTTCTGGGTCACACCTTGTTTCGCGACCTTGTACGCAGCCGCGACTTTTTCGAAGTCGGGCGTTCCCTGCTTGTCCTTGTTCGCGACGATCCAGGCGGCGTAGTCTTCGGCGCTCGCCATTTATTTCCCCCCCGAGAGGATCGCGTCGGCTTCGTCGAGCACCGACTTACCTGCTGGCGCGTGCGCTGTCGCCTTCCCGGCTTCCGACAGGAAGCGATCGAAGTCCTTGCGCTTCGTGGCCTGCTCGTACTGCTGCTTCAAGCCGCCCAACTGCCCACGCATCAACTCTTTGTATTGGCCGATGACGCCCTTCAACTGCGCCTCGCTGTTGGCCTTTGCAATCGTGTTCGCGGCGTCCCTACGATCCTCAACGCCGCCACCAGAGCCGACGACCGCTTTCACAATCTCGTCTCCGACGATCTTTTTCACAGCGGCGAAATTCGTCGGCGCTGGCTGTCCGGTCTGCTCCGCGATGAAGTTCGAGACGGCGTTGAACGACTTCAAGTCGCCGTTCTTGAGCGCGTCCACCGCCTTGTCGAGCGTGTCCAAGTGGGCAAGTGCCACGTTGAACGAGCGAACCGTGTTGCCCTGCTTCCCGGACGTGAACGCCTTGAGCCCTGCCTGCGAAGCGTCGTAGTCCGGGGCGCTCCAATCGGGGTTGATCCTCTTCACTTCCGCGACGAGTTGGTTGTAGCGGGTGATCGCCATGGGGTTGCGGGCGTTGCTCGGCGGCGGACCCAGCTTCTGGTCGTAGTTCGCGATCAACTTCGCAGTCGGGCCGAGATCCACCGGGCCTTGGCCTTCGAGGATTCCGTTGAGCTCGCGAGCGCGAGCGTCCGCGAGACGCGCGTCGGGCGTTGTGGTCTTGGTGAGCGTTTCCGGCGAGTACGGATTGGAGGGCACGAGCTTGCTTCCCGTGTCCTTCATTTCCATCTTCACGGGCTGCGCGATCGGCGTCTTCACGTCCTGTGGGTTCACGAACGTCGTGACCGGCTGCTTCGTGACCGGATCGACGGTCGTGACTTCTTTCAGGTCGGGAGCCTTCTGCCCGCCCATCGCGCGAACTTGGTCCGGATCGTTCACGTTGACGAGAACGTGTTCCTCGCGCCCAGTGGCATTGTTGTATTGCTTCGTCGGCTTCCAATCCGGCTCGATCTTCTTCATGTCGGCCTGTACCAACGGGTTGTTGGCGAGCATCGGGTTCAGAATCGCTTGAGCGATCGCGGCGCGACGATTCCCCGGAACCGCAGGGGTCTCCACATTCGGGAGCGGCGAAGGCTCGCCCTCATCCGAGGTCGTCACGGTCGGCGGTCTCACCGAAGCCGGGGACCCATCACGCGCCGTCTGGTAGTCCGAGTACGCTTGTGTTCTCGCCTGCGTCGCGCGGCCCGCGAGGTCCGCATAAGACTTGTCGGTGTCCTGCAACCCTTGCGCGCCGAGATAGGCTTGGACGATTTTCGCAACCGCCGACAGCGGGCTTTGGCGACCGGCAAAACGTCCGTGCGACTGCGGGGTCTCCATCGGTTGCCCCGACTGCTGCATGAGGGCGTTCATCACTTGTTGGCGGCGCGAAATGCCCGCCAACTCCGTGAGCATGTCCGGAGGCAGTCCACTCGCGCCGAGGCCGTAGGGGTCGCTTACGGACATAGTGCTTGACTCAAAGCGGTGTCGAGCAGTTCGACGCGCTTCGCGTACTGCGCGTAGAAGACCGGATGCTTCGCTCTCGTATAAGCGATGCGATCAGCGGAATCGCGACGAAACGCGGTGCAGTCGTAGCAGTCGAGCGACGAATGCTTGATCTTGTAGTGCTCGGGAACGTCCATCTTCGACGCGAGGTAGGCCATCACGTCGGCCTCGGTCCAGTCCTCGATCGGCTGGCGACGAACAATGCCCAGCACCACATCACCGTCCTTCGCGCAACCGCGATGCCCCTCATCGTTTCTTTGGCCGTAGACGAGTTCCGTAACCCCGAGCGCTTGTGCCTTCATGAACAGAGGGCGGGCGATGTTCTGGTAGCAGCACTCCAGGTAGCTTTGAACGGCGCAGCTCTTGCGGCACGTCGCGTCCTGTCCAGCGGTCGTCCAATCGACGGGGACGACGTCGGAAGGGATGCCGTGGCGATCGTTCTGCGCGGCCCGATCCGACTTGACGACGTGCATCGGGACCATTGCGGCGGCGTATTCCACCAACGCCAGCGTCTCTGGATACGCGAACCCGGTATCGACGTAGATCGCACAGTCGAACTCGCCCCGGAGGAGATGCAGACACACCATCGAGTCCTTCCCACCGGAGAAAGCGAGCGCCTTCATATCAATAGGCCATGATCGCGGCGGCAGCGATGGAAGCCGCCGCACTCTGTTGAGTGTTCGCGGTGCCAACCTGCTGGTTGTAAACGTCGGTCGTGTAAGCGTTCGCAGCCTGGTTCGCACCGAAGATCGGAGGCGGCGCGATGCTGGTCGGGTTGAAGCTGGAGCCGCCTGGAGAACTTGTGCTACCCGAGAATGGGTTTTGAACCTGAGATCCAGACATGAGGCCGATGATTTCGTTGAGCGGCACCTGACGGCGCGCAAGGGCTTCCGTGATGGCTTGCCGACGACGCTCGGACTGTTGCGCATAGGTCTGCGCCTGTTGCCCTTGTTGGAGTTGCGCGACCTGGCCTTGTTGACCGAAGGATTGCGCCTGTTCTCCGGCTGCAGCCCCACGTCGCTGCATTCCTTGGCCGAATGATTGCGCGGAGTTCGCGAGTGCTTCCTGTTGCCCCTCTTGGCGAGAAGACAGGTCCATGCCGTAAGCGCGCGAGACTTCCGCTCCGGCGTTCGCTTCTGCTTGTGTGCGAGCGTCGTTGCGCGAGCGATCGATCATGTCCATCTCGCGCTGGTACGCTTCCGTTCCCGGACGGATGCCCTGCGCGATCAAGTCGGACCGTGTTTGATCGGAACGCTTCGCGAGGTCCACATTGCTCCGCGCCATCGTCGCGTCGATCACGCGCTGACGAAGTGCCTCGGAGCCTTGCGGCATCGCCGGTAGATTCGTCGGCGCGGTGTATGCAGCCGGAAGGGCTCCGAGTGATCGCGTGTCGAGGGCGGTCGGCAACGCGCCTGCGCTATACGCATCCGGAGAGGCGGGCAGCCCTGCCGTGTCGAGAGGTCTGCCGACAATGCCGGTGAGACTCTGAGCGCCCTGTGTTCCGAGCCCCGCGAGAATCCCCTGCGTTTGCAGGTTCTGCTGGTAAAGTCTCTGTTGCTCCGGGGAAAGTGTTTGCGTGATCGTCGGAGTGTCGCCATCCCACGTCACGATCGAAGAACCCGAGGGCGTGACCCTGTTCGGGTTGTTCATCCGCCCTTGAGCGCGGGCGGTCTCTACGTTCGCAGCGCCTTGGGCGTTTGCGGCCCCGATGACGTCAGGAGCGGGAGGCGGACTGGGGCTACACATCAGCGGTAGTACGAGCGATAGCGGCGCATGAGCGCGTTGCTCACGTTATTGACCGGCGTCGGATTCAGGCCGTACATCTGGTCGCGAAGGATGTACGGATCGCTTGTTTCCTGCGATGTCTCCGGGAATGGCGCTCTCGCGCCTTCGGTCGGCGCAGGCCCAAGTTGGCTCCCGAACAACGGCCCGGTGTCCATCGTTCGCGGCCCAACAATGCCGCTTGTCCCCGCGTTTGCGACTGTGGTCGGCGTCGCCTGCCCTCCTGCGCTCCCGAATAGCGGGCCCGTGTCCATCATGCGCGGGCCGACAATTCCACCCACGTTCGCCGTGCCGGTTGCGCTTCCGCTCGCAGGCGTCGTCCCGTAAGGCACGCCAAGAGGCGTTCCAACGCCGGAGAATCCTTGCTGCGCGAAGGATTGATTTGTCGCGGGGGTGACAGCATTCGCGCCGAGCGGGACCATGCTGCCGCCGGGGGCGGTGGACGCGGGGGTAGCGCCGACAGAGTTTCCGGGACCGCGATCGGTCGGACTCTGCGTCGCCGCTGGACCGTAGTTGACGTTCCCGATGGCCCCGATGCCGTTTCCGGGGCCCCTGCCTGTGGGGTTGCTACTCGCTCCCGCCGGAGGCGTTGCTTGGCACATTCGACAACTCCACTCGTTGAAGAGGTGGGCTGTCGGCCCGTACTTGGCTATTTGAGCATTGCATATCTGTTACAGCAGCCGCACCCTCTAGCGGGTGAATGTCCTTCGCGTAGTGAATGGCCACCTTGCGGTAGCCCATACGCTCGCACAAGACACCCGTTCCGATCCCCTCGGGGACGGTGAGATTGACCTGTCTCGCCCCGCGTTTGCGGCACTCAGCCTCCATGAACTTGAAGAACTTCATGGCGGTCCATCCCTTACGGTATGCGGGCAACAGATACCAGGTGTCCTCCTGCGCGATGAGGACTTGCGTGTGCATGGATGGGACAAGGTAGACCCCGCCATACCCCACCATGCGGCCTTCATCGCGGACCGTGAATTGCAGGAACCAACCGGACTGCGCGTACTGGTTGTAACGATCGAAGCTCGGCGCGAATGGCTGGTTGTGGCGATATTCCTGCGTCTCGTGCCAGTGTTGCGAGGCTAGCGTAATCATCTCGCCCCACGCTTCTCCCAACGGCTCGACGGCGAAGATCATCCGAGCATCCCGCCGCGCTGAAAGATGTAGGTAGACGCCATCCACTGGACCGTGAGGCTGTTGGTCGCGATCTTCACCTTCCCGGCGGCGCAGTAGCCCGGGTACTCGGCGGGCGAGTTCCATTGCTTCACGACCTCAACGCCTGGAGCCCAGTAGTCCTGATTCCAACGTCCCACGCCCCACAAGGCTCCGGAAACGACGGTGTATGTCGCCGTGGTGGTGATCGGCCCGTCACCGAAGTCCACGTCGATGTCGGCAAGGAACGAGAGCGAGCCGTTGACCGCGAGAACGGGTTGAAAGCCAGTGAACTGCTTGAGATCGCCCGTGCTCCCGAAGTATGAGAAGGCTGTTTTCCCGTAAGCAATGATGTCGTTTACGCCGTCGATGTTGCCCGTCCACGCCTTGTAGACGACGGTTCCAGCGGTGAAATAGAGGTCGCCGTTAAATACGGCGAAATCCTCCGCGTTCCATTTAGTGAACTTGCACCAAGACCCGCTGATCGTGTTCATCACGTACTGCTCGTGCGTGCCGTCCTCCGCTTGCGGGACGTTCACGATCAAGGCGGCTTGGTTCGGATAGACCGTCGCCTTCCAGCCGAAAACGCCCGAATACGAGCGAGCCGCGTCGTTGAACGCCTTGGTGATCTTGTCCGAGAGAGCCGACGTATAGTTGATCGTTGCGGACTGGAGCGCCTTGGAAAGCGGAAAGGCTCCGTTCTGCGTAAGGAGAACCAAGTCCCCGCCGAGTTTTTCAAAGCAGCGCCTTCCGAGAGGCTTCCCAACGAAGTAGCTCCCGATCTTCGCCCAGCTTGAAGCACTCGAAGGATTGGTTCCCTGGTAGACGATGAGATCGCCTTCGGACGTGACGAAGACCGCCCGATCGTCCGGGCCATTGCCGCCATCCACGGTCCACGTCGCCATGGCCATCAGATAGCCGCCGCGAGGCGCTTCGCCGTCGAGCGCGAACTTCGTGAGCGCTCCACCCGCAGCCCCGGCCGCGAGGTAGTAGAACGCGAGCGAGTTCACGGGGATGAAGAAAAGCCGCCCCTTGAAGACGTTGACGTGGACCAGCGTGGAGGACGTGACCCCCGTCAGGGCCGGAGAGCTCGCGGCATCTACGGCAATCCATGTCGTGCCGTCGTAGTACAGGGGCTTGTCGGCCCCGTTGACCATGATGAGGTAGTTGTTCGTGCCGTCCCCGAAGTTGACGTGTTGATGCTTGCCGTTGGTCCTTGCGGCGAGCGATGCGGGGACAGCTCCTGAAATCGAGGCGTCGTACACCCCAGCTTGCGTAGCGCAGAACATCTGGCTCGCCCCGTTCGTCTTGTTGTAGACGGCGAGCGTTTTGCCATTGTTGGTGAGTCCCGTCGCGAAGCTCGAATAGCCTCCCCGGATCTCGCAGTACGATGTCCGTGGATACCAATTCTCGAGCACGAGCGCGTCGATCGCGGCCATCTCCGCCCACGCATCGCGTGCATTCCAACCGCCTACTGGGGCCGGGTAGCTGATGGACTCCGAGACTCGCCCCTGTTGAATCCGCGCCTTCCCCCGGAGTGCGACCCTCACAGCGACCAACTCCCCGGAGAAACCCAGACGCCGGGAACTGGGAAGCGGTCGCTGTCGTCCATCGACAGGATGGGTTTCCCCCCATCCTTGCCGAGAGCGCTCTTCACTTGCGTTTCGTAGGTGCGGAAGTCCTCCGCGTAGTCCATCCCCTTCTCTTTCTTCCAGCGCCAGCGCAGCCCTTGGAGTGTCAGGTCTTCGGGAAGGAGAATGATGTCGGTGTCGGCAGTGAAGCGCCGCTTGTAGATCGTGCCCCCGGTGTCCGTCATCCAGAGCTTCGAGACGTACTCGAAGTACCAACTGTGTCCCGCCGTGGGGGTTGGGTTCACCAAGAGTTTTCCGCCCCGGATGCGGAAGCGATAGCGCGGACCGTCTGTGAAGACGGCCTTCATCGCCTGCCACTCCGACGAGCTCATGGGTCCCAGTACAGGAAGGCGGTCGGTGCGGTCCCAGATGGTGTTGTTCTTGACGTTTCGGAAACCGCTGTTCGCGATGGTCGCTATTGCCCCTTGGTCTTCGAGGGCGAGCGTGGTATGAGACGCCTCCTTGGTAAGACTCTCCCATTCACCGCGTTGCGCGAGGTCGTTCCCCTCCTCCTCGAGGAGTCTCATGATCTGGCGAACCTGCGGATCGCTCGTGCCGTAAACCGTCGTCGGCACGGGGATGTTTTGTCTCCCGCACAGGTCGGTCACGATCTCGAGCAGCGTGGCCATCTACAGCCCCAGTTCCGTGCGGATCGTCTGGTCGCTCTTGCGATGGTGCGGAGGCTTCGCGAACTTCTCGATGTATTTCGTTACGAGTTCTTCGTGCGTGAAGTCCTCGATGATGTCGCTCGACGTGATGGTGGGGACGCTCACGGCCACGGGGCCTTGCTTGATCTCGATGGCGGCTTTCAGATCCGAGACCGCCTTTTCCAAGGACTCCTGGTTTTTCTTGAGAAGCGCGTTCTCGGCTTCGAGGGCGGCGATCTTGATGGTGTTCGGCCCCTTTTCCCCGAGCTCCGCGAGCCACGCGGCGGCTTTTCTCTTCAACTCGACGGCGCCCATGCCGACGCGCTTCACGCCTTCGTCATTGATGCTCGCCAGGTCTTCGACGGTGAGGATGTTCATCCGCGTCAAGGTTTCCTGTTGCGCGGGAGAGATGACGCCCCAGCCCTTAATGGCAGTCCCGTTCAGTGGAATCTCCTGGCCGTTGCGCCACTTGTTGTAGTTGTCCTTGAAGAGGTCGAGCCACTGTTGGGGGAATCTCTCGTTCCTCACGTCCTGCTCAAGCGTGTTGAACCACTCGGAAACGGGAGCCTTGAAGACGTCCTTCGAATACGCGGGGGTCACGTTCACGAAGTCAACGTCCTTCGCGACGTAATGCCCTTGCTTCCGTGTTTCTTCCGGATCGTCGAGCGCCACGCGAACGAACTTCACGAACGGAGGGCGTTCCTTGCGTTCCACCATGTCTTGAATGCTCATTGTCTTCTCCTTGGGACTTGTCAGAGGGCGATCCCTCTGAAAAGCCCCCCGAAGGGGGCAGAAGGGGTTAAGCGACCTGGCCTTGCGCGAAGGGGTACATGACCATTCCTTCGCCGAAACCCGTGAAGGTCCCGGTGAGGGTGATCGAGCCCGACGCGGTCGAGTTCTTGTCGCCAAGGGTGCCGATGGCCGAACCGGTGTAGATGGTCCGACCGTCCGGGTCCAGCTTCGCCACCACGGTAGAGGCGGGGATGCCCGTTCCGGACAGCGCCATGCCGATGAAGAACCCGTCATAGCCGCCGGTTTGCAGGACGCCCGTGCCGTTGGTCGTGATCGCGGTCACGGTACGAGTACCAGTGGCTGCGACGAGGTTTCGGACGTTGACGAGTTGCTTGCCGTTGGCAAGGGTCCCCGCGATACCCGCCGCAGCGACAGCGACAGCCGTATCCGCAGCCACGGTCGCATTCGTCTTGTAGACGGTGCGTCCGGAGACTTGGAGCCAGCCGAAGCTCGCGGAGGGAATCGGGGCCATCGCGATACCGAAGGGGAAGCCCTGTCCCGCCGTGCTGGGGAGCAGCACACCTTGGTAGGTGCCGTTCCAGGCGACGAGAGAGCCCTTCAAGATGGCGTCGTTCGACTTGATGTACACGAACTCGCCCAATCCCCAGAAGGGATCGACCGCCGTGATCTTCAAGCCGAGTTGATGCCGTTGCGTGGCATCCGGAGCGAACCAGTCGTTGAAAGGTGCGGCACCGGCAAAGTCGAGAGAAGCAAACATGTGTGTGGTCTCCTTACGCTTTCACGACGGCTTGGAGCTTCCGGTTCGAGCAGACGAGGTTTCCCATCCACAAGATTGGAGTCACCGAACCATCCTGGTTGACCGGCCGCATGTCATCCATCACTTCGAGGTCCGCGTCCTGGTGGACGACGAGCTCGAGGTAATTGGTGTTGCAGAAGTACATGTGGCTGGACGGAATGCCGGAGTTGCCGTCGTACAGCACATCCGCGTTCTTGTATTTCAGCGACACGAAGCCGCCGGACACCTTGTTCTCGTCGGAGTAACGCTTCAACGAGACCTGGCTACCCTCGTAATACTGGTAGTAGGTGTTGTCGGCGACGATCAAGTCGGGCTGATCGTCCGGGCCGCGATCGATTGCGAGCCATGCGGGCAGCATCAGGCCATTCTCGATCGTGGTCGCACTCGGGGTCACGGACAGGGTCGCCGCCGAAATGACAGTGTTCTGCCAGAACGGCCACGCGGAGGCGTCGATGCCGCCCACGGTGTTCGTGTTCGTGTCCGCGATGATCGCCTGGAGGCCGTTGATCTGGTTCGTGAGCGATCCCGCCGAGTACATGTCGGACGAGAAGTTGTTGTTGAAGGTGCGGATCGCGTTCTTGATCCGGCCCTTCGCGAGGTTGATGATCCGCGAGTCGCCGGAGTTGATGCGCAATTCGCGACCGGAGGCGACGACGTTGATCGCGATCTGGCGCCACTGGTATTCCGCCGACGAGATGACGTCCGACTGCGAGATGTTCAGCGTGTCCCAGTCGGAGTAGCGCTGGTAAGTGCTGTTCGCCTGGTAGTCGAGCGGCGTCGCGATCGTGAGACCGCCGTCCTCCTTGCGGGTGTTACCCCGTTTTTGAATGTACTTGTAAAGCGCGTTGCGGTTGGAGATGTTGTCCTTGATCTCCTTCCGGTGCTTCCGGAACGTGGTCGAAACCAGTTCCGTAAAGGTGGTGTTTGGGGAAGCCATGAAGGTCTCCTAAAGAGGTCAATGGGTCCTCCCGCGAATGGTTGCGAGAGTGTCTTTCAGCGTGTCGTCCATCTTTCCCAGTGGCTCTGTCGGAGCTCGGTTGGTGTCTCGACTTCTGACGTTGGTGCTCGAAGCCTTGCGGGCTTTTTCGGCCTCCTGCTTGGACTTCGTGCGAAGTTTTTCCTGCGCCTCTGTCTGGAGGCGCGCGGTTTCTTTCGCGCGAGTAACAGGGTTGGCCCAAACCGCCTTGTCGTATGCAGCGTCCAGCGTCTCACCCGTGTTGATGAACTTGACGATGTCTTCGGCAACGTCATCGAAATACGGGTGAACCTTGTTGCCCTTCTCATCTACCGCGTCGGCAAACGCGCCGACGTCCTTCGAAACTTGGGTCTTGGCCGTCTCGTACTGCTCGCGTTCCCTCTGCGTGAGGGCGCTCTTGATCGAGCCGACTTCGTCCTGAATGGCCTTGAGGGCCGGATCCACTTGTGCGGGCTGTCCTTGCGGAAGCTGCCCGAGATCGACGCCGTAGTTGCGGGCGATCATCGCGAAATACTGGAGCTTCTCAGCGGGAGCGAGGCTCGACATCTTGTAGTGCGCGTTCATGAGAGCCGCGACGGCCTTGGGCTCGTCGATGCCTTGGGCGGCGATCAGGGCCTTGTAGGGCGTGATGACATCGCGCATCGCTTTTCCGAAGCCGGAGAAGTCCTTGTACTGCTCGATTCCGTCGAGCATCTGTTTCTCGCGAAGCTCGACGTACTCCTGGACCTTCGGGTCGATCTTCGACCAAGGCTCGTGGTATTCCTTTGCCCACGACTTGGGAGGGTTGCGCACGGTAACGGCGGTCGCCGCAGGATCGTCGGCAACCGCAGCATCCTCGACCGGATCATCGACAACCTCTTCCGTGAACCCGAGGCTCCCGGCGATCTCTTCCACGCCCGCGTCGATTTGCTCTTGGTCGATGACTTCGTCGTCCGGTCCCATATCAGCCTCCCAGTGTTTGTCTTACCGGCTCGGCGGTGGCGCCGGAAGCCAGTTCGGTTTGCAAGAGCTCGCGTTTGCGCGCGGGCATCTCCTGAATCTGTTGCTCGACGCTCGCTTCGATGACTTGCTCGAGCTTCCTTTCGCCCTCTTGGGCGCGGCGGTCGTAGTCCTGTCGCATCCCCGGGTCGTACTCGACGCACCCGGAGCGTTTCAGGTCTTCGATGCGGGCCTGCTTCGACGTGATGGACTTGCCGGTGGTGGGCGAGTCGTAGCAAATGTCTGGCGCGACGAAGATCATCGGCGCGCGAATGAGACGGATTGCAGGACGTCCGCACTCGCAAACCTGGTCGTGCTGGAGCTCTTCGAGCCGTAGATAAAGCTCGAACTCATGGCCGTTGTCGCAGCGGTGGTCATACGTGGGCATCGCGGCCTTTCACGAACTTGGGCGGCGCCGTGACAATCGCGAGCATCTGTTCCTGTCGTTCGAGGATCCGCGCCATGACTTCGGCGGTGTTGGCCACCTGAGTCCCGGCCGCTTCGTTGGCGGAAGTCGCTGCTTCCGCACTCTTCGTCGCGGAGATCGCGGCGGTCTCGATGGCAACCGCAGCTTGAAGAGCGGCCTTGCGAAGCTCGGTGTCCTGCTCGCAACGGCTCTTGTCGGACTCGATAGCCCGCTGGGACTGGCGCTCGGCTTGTTTCTCTCGACGTTCGAACTCGCGCTGCTCGCGATCGCGAGTAAGCTCCGCGCCGATCTCCTGGCGCTTCGTCTCCTGCTCGGCAAGGTAGCGCTGCGTCTCGGCGTCGCTGCGCGCTTTCTCCGCTGCATGCTCGTCCTGGCGACGCTGCGCTTCCGCCTGCGACTTGATCTGGGTCTCTTGAACCTTGGTCTGCTGTTCCGCAGCGTGCTTCTTCAAGTCCCCCGAGTTGTCCTCCAGAGCGGGGGCTTTCATCTGCTGGATGTAGTCCTCGATCTCGGCTCCGAAGCGGAACCGACGCACGATCGCGAGCATCATGGCTTGCGCGGCTTGGAAGGGCATGACGCCCTTTTGAACCAGAGGTCCCACGCCGTTCAGGTATTGACCCAGCGCGTTCATCACGTCCGCGATGTTCTTCTGGTCTTCAACGGCTTCCGGCTCGACGGTCGAATTGGTCTCGATGTCGATGCGGTAAGACCTTTGGATGTCGTCTTTCAACATCCCGAGGATCTGGCTCCACTGGGGCTTCTGCAACTCCTGCTGGGCCTGTTGAAGCTGCTGCTGCGCCTGTTGCACTTGCGGATTCGGCATGGGCTGCTGCGTCTGCGGATCCACTTGGGGCGGCATCGCTTGCGCCGCCTGAATCTGCTGTTGCGCGGCTTGCGCGATGGCTTGCGCCTTCGCGAACTGCTCGGCGGTGAGGTAGGGAAGGCCGGTCATCTTGGCCCACGTCTCCTCGGAGAATTTCGTCGCCGCGAGCTCGAGCATCAAGCGCAGGAGGTCCCTCGCGTAGCGCTGGACTTCCTTCTGCTGGCGCTTCAAGCGAAGGCTTCCCCACGTCTGCTTGATCTGCTGGGCTCCCAAGGTCTCGGAAGCCTGCGAAGCCCCGCGCATGATGTCCGCGAGGCCCATGATTTCGAAGATGACCGCCTTGCAATTCTCTCGCGCGGTGTAGAGCTCACGAAGGACGTTCACCAATTGCTCGACCGGCATGAACCAGATCGCGTTGCCGAGACCTTTTTCCGCCGCGAGGGACGAGTTCTTGTCGGCGGCGACGAGTTCGTTGTCGTCCAGCTTCATCACGTTGGCGATGTCTTCGCCAAGTTCGCCGTCGTAGATCCCCCGGGCCTTGATCGCCTGGATGATCTTGTTGATGCGGTTGGTGAGCCGGTTCAACTCCTTCGCCTGGTTCTCGTACAGCGTGTACGGAGCCACGGGAGTGAGGTCGTTCGACTTCTCGATGAACTGGATGGGCTTGGGAAGGTTGTAGAAGCCCGTCAACTCAAGGGGATCGTCTTCGACCTTGAGGAACGCTTCCTTGAACTGCTCCGCGACATAGCGGACTTTCCGCCCGCCGTCCTTGTCCCATATCTGGTAGATCGTGGCGGTCTGGGTCTCCCCTTTGTTCTTGTTCTTTTTCTTTTCCTCGTCTTCCTCTTCGGCAGTCGTCGTATAGACGAGAGCTTCCGCAATCGGCTTTCCGAAAAGCCGGGTCGCCTCTTCCTTGTCCACGTTCTCTTCGAACGCGATCCAAGGGACCTTCGACCATTTCTTGGCGTAGCCGAAGAGGACCCGGTTCCACGATCGCGCGTCGCAACAGACGAGCTCGGATTTCTTGTACGGGGTCGGTTCCTTCTCTCCGGGGGCGGCACCTTCCTTTTCCGGCTCCCCTTTCGCGTCCTCGGAGGCGGGTGTCGAGTCGTCTACGCTCGCGGTCGGCAACTGCCCCAGTTCGGCGTCGTACTTGACGCAAGTGACGCCACGGCCAGGGAGCAACGCGTCAAGCGTCGCTGCACGCATCGCCTCGTCGTAGGTCTCGTAACCATCGACGTTGGTGTCCAGAAGGAACTCGAGGACCCGCTGTCCTGCGGTCGCGGCGGCTTTCCCGACCATGTCCCCGTCCTTGAAGCGGCGATCGACAACCGGTCTCGGGACCGCCGAGTAGAGCGTCGGCAGCAGCGTTTCCGTGTTGGAAAAGAGGATGTTGAAGGGGATGGTGTCGCTCTTCTCGCCCCCGTAGATTTCAAGGATGCGAAGCCCGTCCTTGCGATAATCCTTGTCGCGTTTTTTCGCGGCCTTGATCTCGCTCAGCCAGTAACCGATGGGGCTTTCGGTGGTCAAAAAATCACTGCCTTTCTAAGTGAACGACTGCGATAGTATGGAGTTATTGAAAATCGGGTTCCCCGGGACGCGGATAACGCCACTCACAAGCTCGCGCCATCGATTCGGGAAACGTGGTTCGCGCAAAGCTTGATGCCGGGGCTCACGTTCCGCCCGTACACCGAAAAGGAAGCGATCAAGCACCTTGCCGATGCGTGTAACGCCGCGCCGGAATACGAGCCGCAGCTTCGCGTCCTGCTCGACTACATGGAAGCCGCGGGCTTGGTCGTGCGCGCCGATGAAATGGTGAAGCTCGCTGCTGATGGCGCCACCACGGGGGCGCAGGAGCGACCTGCGTCCGCTACAGACACCGTCACACCCGACAAGCCAGCCCAACCGCCGCCCACTGCGTCGCACATCGTTCGCGCAGCCCCTCAGCCGAGCGTAGACGGCATCCAGTTCAACGTCACCGTCAAAGTAGATATGGCTGAGATTGCAGGATGGGACCCCGCCAGAATTACGGCGTTCTTCGGGGGCATTGCGCAGGTGTTGGCCGCGAAGGGAGCGGCAGGGCAGTAAACGGATGGCGGGTCCAGCGAGGTTTTCCAGAACATCCTGGACCCGCCCCCGAGTGGGGGGATTGGTGAAACTGGTAGACACAGCAGCCTTGGAAGCTGCCGGGCATCTCCGTGAGAAGAGAACCAATGCCCGTAGGGGTTCGATTCCCCTATCCCCCACCAAAGACATTTTTTCAAAATGGGACAAGCTCGTCAAAGAATCTTTTCCTCACTTGTCCTGAGTTGGCAACTCATAGATCACCAACCATCGCTCGGTAGGTAAGACGCTTTCCGTCTCCGCTGCGCACCGCGAGCTTTGCACGCTCGCCATCGGACAAATCGCGAAACGAGTAGCGAAAATCGAACTCGGAAAGATAGCGATGAAGGTGTTGCTCCGAGACGGAGTGATAGATGCCGCCCAACCCGCGTTTGATGATGCCGAAATAGCCCTCGATGGAGTTCGTCGTGATGCCGCCAGTGCGCGCGTATTCCTTACGGCTGTGATTCACAGTCGAATGCTGGGGATTAATCATGGGGCGACTTGCGGACGCATTTCGTGGCATTGCCATGCCGGTTCAAAAGAAGCAGCAGATGCTCGCGCTCGATGAGGAGTTTTCGGCGATGGAGACGGAGATACAATCCCTCAAGACGCAGAACCTGCGTCTGCAAGGAGAGGTGAATCCACTTCAACGCTAAACGATGGCAAACGCAATCCGCTGGCGAATGAGAAATATGGCTGGCGCTGCACCATGGGCGGTCATTTCTTTTCCGATCCAGACAGGCCGCTCCCGGTTGTGAACGCGCGACCGCGCGGGGGTGGCGGCCGCGGTGGCGGCAGCGATTGGATGGGGAACTAGCGGCTAGGAACATTCCTCACCTCTCCCCGAGGTGAGTCGCCGGACCTATTTCGGCGGGGCAAAAAGCCCACACTTTCAATAACTCCATACTATCGAGCGCGAGCTGCTCATCGGTTAAGCGCCGTACTTGCATCGCACATGCCACGATTCAATAACCGTGTTATCGGTGGCGACAGCGTTCGTGTGACTGATGTAAACAGTCGTAGATGCCGAGGTATCGACGGACCCGGTAGCTGGTGCGATTGTCGAAGTGCCAAGACCGCCAAATGCCGCACCAATCGTTCCGACCTGTGCGTTTTGCACGCCCGTATTGCTGACCTTCGCGTAAACCGCGGCATGGACCGTTGTGGTGAGCGCATTCGCCCCCGCATACGAAGTTCCGCCAACACCACCAAGCCGGAGGCGCGGCACCTTGTTGCCCGCGCTGTTGGTGTGGCTAAAAACCGCAACTATTTCGATATAACCGTTCGGCCCCATCGCGCCAGCAGGAACGGTGATCGCAATGCCCTGTTCAGTCGTGTCCCCGGTGAACGCGCCCGGACCCGTCGTAACGAAGGCCGTCTGCACGCCAATAGGCGGCGCACCCGTGCCATTCCACGTCGAGTTGTAGACCGTGAAGGCTGTGGTCGAGGAGCCCACCCCCCACTGGAATCCAGCGGCGGCTGGAACGCCAGCCGCAACCGCGCCAGCCGGAAGGTAGAGCCACGCCCCGCCGCTATAGGTTCTGCCGAGGGCCGTAATTCCAGACAGCGCCCCGTTATTTCCCATCGTGCCGGAGGAGACTTTGATAACCGGCACAGCACCCGCTGCGATGTCATACGGGACGTTCGTCCCCGTTAGCACTCCTCCAGTAATACCAACAGCGGCTGGGTTGTAGGGGACCCCGTTGGTGTAGGTTTCCATCAGAAGGGCTGGAAGCCGTAGTACACGACGTTCAATTTCGCGGAGGCGACTTGCTCGATGAACTTCGCAGCCGCCATTTGCGCCGCGTCATAGCGAAGCTCCGCGCCCACGGCGAGCGGGTAGCCGACAGAGGCGGTCGGATTCGACCCGTCGTCGCGCCAGCGAACGGCTTGAGTCTCCGGCGTACACATCGCGAGGACCGCGCCAGCGGGCACCGTGAGGGCCGTCGCAGCCGATAGCGACGTGATCTGCTGGTATCCGAGCGCCTTCATTCCGGGGGGTGCGGGCATGTCGTTCTCCTCAGTGCATTTCTTCGCGTCGAGCGCGCATACGAGACAGGTGTTGTTTCTTCATCGCGCCGAACGTCACTCCGGCCGCGTAGGAATTGGTCGCCTTGTCCTGGATCGGAGCGTCTGGGCCTCTTTCCTTCGGACGTCGCCAAGAAAGAGCCAACGTCCGGAAAGCCGAGGATCCGTGCGAGGCCCAGTCGTGAGCCGGGTGGGACCTGAAAACCTTCGCTTCCTCGTCCCACTCGTAGTGGTAGTGGCGAAGGACTTCCAACCCGGGGGCGCAGTTGTCTTCGTCGAAGTAGCAGTACGGAAGGGTGGCTCGAGCGGCTTGAATGCCGTCTACGTGGTCGAGTCGTTTCGCGATGACGATGCGGCCGACTTTCGCGTCGATCATCTGCTGCTGGATGGACTTTCCTCCAGCCGCTAGGATCCGAGCTCTCGCGTCATGGGGAAGCCAGTGCGTCCCGTAGCGATAGCCCTTTTCCTTCGAGTAATCCTTCAAGAGACGCGTGTAGTACGGGACGTCTTTCAGGGACGACTCGTGATAGTCGATGACGTGGATTTCCGAGCCCACGTGCTGGTAGAACCAGATGGCGGTTGCGTCCGTCCTTCCGAGGTCCCACGCGGTATGGACTTCGACCGCCTTGTCGAAGGGGACTTTCGCGATACGGCCTTGCTTCTGCGCCCGATCGAGCCATTCACCGAAGATGGATCCGGGAATCGCGGCTTCGAAGGAGACGAAATACTCCTGCTTCCAGATGGCCTCTCCGTAGGAGTCGCCGTGTTCGGCCTGGAGTTCGCGGAGCTCGCCCTGGAGTTGTTCCGCCGTGAAAACCTTGGTCTCGTTATTGGAAAGGCTCTGTTGAAACCAGCCCTCTTTCTTCGCCTGTTGGTGAAGGAGGTAGAAATGGTTCTTTCCCCGGGGGGTCGAGATGAAAACCGCCCACCCGCCGTTCTCGAGGAGGATCGGTCTGAGGTACGCCCATGCCGATGGATTCGCGACCGCGTATTCCGAGAAGATGATCCCCATCGGGGACGAGCCGACGAGCGAGTTGTAGTTGTCGGAACCGCACAGTTGCCAGGTGGACCCGTTCTTGAAGCGGATCATCATTTCCTGGTCGTTCGTGTTGGCTCGGATCTCGATCGGGAAGGCTTCGTCGATGCGTCGTTTCCCGGTTTTCGGGTTAACGGCGAGCCAGATCGCTTTTCTCGCTTGCGCGGCCTCCGGCAACATGTGCCAGATGTTCCCGATTCGCTCATGCGCGGCGATCGCGGCGAAATGCAGGCACAAGTCGTCTTTCCCCGCTCTTCGATGCCACGCGAGAGACGCCCTTTTCCCCCCGTCCATGAGGTACTTCCAGGCTTTCCTCTGATACGGCCTCGGAGCCCAGTTATTCGGGAGGCGAATTTCGATCAAATCGCCGCCTTCTTGGCGACTTCGGTCGGAGTCGTGATCGGACCCGCTGGAATCACGGGAACGGGAATTTCCGGAGGGGCGGGAATTTCGATTTCCGGAGGATCCGCGAGCTCGACCGGAACAACGATCGCCGGAAGGCGGTAGCGAACGCCCTTTTCCGCGCATTCGAAGCTCAAGCACGACAGAACGACGGATTGCTCTCCCGGCTGGATGCCCTCCGAACCCATGGGGGAGCCACAGGTCCCGCACATGAACCCGCCCGGGAAGGTAATGACCTTCAAGCGCCGGGATACCCGTTTCGCGCGAGCAAGGACGTGAGAATCGCCGCCCCCTGCGTCGCCGCGCTATTCGCCGCCGTGGTCGTACACCACTTCGTCACCCCGGGATAGGCGGCTCCGCCCTGCACGTACCAGCGCTGCTCGGTACCTCCGCCACCTTCATCCGCGCAGAGAATTTTCGGTGAGCCCACATCCGTCCCGAGAACCGCTTGAACCGCTGCCGGTGTCTGTGCCATCGCTATTCCTCCAAGACCTTGAGAATCACGCCCTCTCGCGAGTACTCGCACTTCGAAAGCACGACCCCTTCCGGAGAAACGCGCGCTTTCAGCGGCGCTTGCACAACCTCTTGAGCGACTTCCGCCTCTTCGATTTTTTCGGCGGGGGTTACAACGGGACCCGAACCGAACTCCGGCTCTTCCCGCAATGCCCGGGCCTTCCTTTTAGCCATTTCGCTTCTCCTGTGATCGACGCTTCCGCATCTTTTCGCGCATGTACTCGCGCCGAGCCTCAGTGCCCGGGTAGGCACCACGCTTCTTCGTCGAATTTGTGTTAACTGCGGGCGCATCCTCGTTAACTGCACAAGGGGCCGCGTTAACTTCCTTCGGAGCAGTTAACGCACGCTTCCGCGCCGCCACCTCGCACCGATCCAGCCCATGCGACGGGAAGCCGCAAGCGGGGCAGTTCATCGGGGACTCCGAACTCGGCTGTGTCTAATGCACGTCGACGAGTGCTCTAAAGCCCCCCGGGTGCCTGCCGCTTGATACCCCCCCCCGCCGCGCGGAAATGCTGCGCTGCGGCAGGAGTTGACAGAATGGACATTATGCGACAGGTATCTCGCATGTCCTTGATATGCAAACGTATTGCTTACTTGCAATCTGATTATGCTGGCGCTATGTAGGGCCTCGACCCCACATCTTGTGGTCCGGATCGACGTCCAGGTCGCACCAAACGAGAGTTCTGTTGCAGTGCAGCGGAGGGCGATTCCAGCCTGATCGAGCTCGCGTCGAGCGCGCGATGCATCAAGGCCGAGAGCGCCGCTCACCGTTTCTCCAGCGTGAGGCCGAGTCGAGCGTGAAGTGCGGGCTTGAGCGTTCGGGCTATTGGACCCCACTGCATCTCGGCTAGGGTGTAGAGGACGGCGATTGGGAGGGGATGCGGCGCGAGGTAGAACTTCACGCCTTCTCGCCTTCGATGATCGTCTCGCCGCCAGAGCGATCGATGACGACGTTAACTGTCACGGCTGCTTGGTTCTTCGTGTCGCCAAAGAAAGCGCGGGCAACGCGTTCCAATGTCCAAGCGCCCATGCGGTGGGATTCACGGGCCTTCGAGACCTTGAGCGCGTCGTCGGCCTCGTCCATCCCTGCTTCTGCGTTCTCGAGGCGTTCGAGCGACTTGCCGGTAGAGATGGCCAGCCACTGCTCGGGACATCTGCGCATGAGGTAGGCGTACATCGCGGCGTGGCTAACGCCGTACTCGGCCGCGACCTCCTTCACGCTTGCGCCGCCGTACAGTCGATCGAGGATCGTTTCCGGCTCTACGTTGGCGAGCGGCTTGTTCGCGTTCAGGCGTTCGATGTTCGCGCGAGCATTGGCCGGAACTCCTGGCCTGTCGAATCCATCCGCTTTCGCAACGGAAGTTGCGGCGCTCTCGCTCGCAGAGAACCCCACGGAATTGATCTCCATGGAAGTTCATGATGATTCAACTAGATAAGCACACGCACCCTATAGAGGGTGAACTTGCAAACTACTCGACGTCGTCGATCATCGGCGGTTCGGGAATGAACATACCGCACGAACTACAATGCACCCGCTGGCCAGCGGGCTCAGTTCCATCCGGCAATCTGGCATTGGCCGAATAGAGCATGTCCCCTAGCTTCGGCTTGTCGCGGAGGTAGAAGGCGACGCCCCCACATGCGCCTTCTCCACGCCGATGGATCAGCGCGAAGGGAAAGCCCTCCATCAGCTTTCCTTGAGCAAGGCGAACTTGAGGTCATCGATCACGCTCGTATCGGCTTCTACGGCTGCGTGTCGATCATCGGTAGCCCATTCCTTGATGGTCTCGAGCGGTGTCCCCGTCCAGTGCGCGAGTTGCTTCGGCTTCAATCCGGCGCGCAAAGCCCCCTTCACGCGACTAATGAACCACTTCGGGTATTTGGTGTAGGTCATGTCTCCCTGACGATGATCCCGTGGCACGCGCGCATGAGTTTTTTCTTCATTGGCCATCGATCGTTTGGATAGCCCTTCGAATCCTCAACAACCTCCTTCCATTCGCCCTTGCGGAGCTCTTCGTAGACGAAATCCGCCTTCCAGGTCGCGATGCGGACGCCGTTGACGATCATCACGTACTTAACCTGGCGCTTGATGTCGCGGACTTCCCCATTGGCCTCGAGGAGCTTCAAGGCTTCGTATCGGTTGGCCTCGCGCTTGGAATCGAAGATTTGGCCATTGCGGATGGTCTTCGTATTGCCGAACTTGGGTCGGTTCATGCCGAAGCGCACGACACGGGCATTCATTCGTCGGCTCCCTTGTTGCGATAGGCCGAGACGTCGCGGACTGTCACCATCTCGCGATAGCGTCCCGTGACCTTGTCGTAAATCAGGGTCACGATCCCGGGGCGTCCGATGTGCTTGAAACGCACCTTGAGGACGTGAATCTCGACGTTGGGATCCTCGAAGTCGTCCATCTTGCGATAGACCGTAATGCAGACGTCCGCCTTGTTCCACCAATGCTGTGATCCCGAAATCATGTCCGGCTTGGGAATGGGAAGCTTTCCATCGGCCTCGCGGCGCATCTTCTGCGGGTGGGCGACGAGGAAGACGTGAACGCGATGCTTGCGCGCCCAGTTGCGGACCCGCGAGAGCGACTTCGAGACGTATTCGGTCTCGCTCATCTGCGGCGGACGCCAGTGCTCGAGCTCGTTCCAAGGATCAATGACCAGGGCACGTTTAGGGCCTTGGCGAAGCTCGAGCCAAGGCGTCGCAGCCTCGATGACCTCGTTCACGGTCAATGACGATTCCTCTTCGGGCGGCTCGATCCAGCAGAAGCGCGAGGCGGCCATGTGAACGGTGAGCTCGCGCACATCCTGAATCGTCATGCGCTCCGAAGGCCCCTTCCCGAATGGCTTGCCCGCGATCTTCTCCAACACCTTGGCGACGTGGAGTTCGATCGGTCGGTTCTCCGGCGAGAAGTACGCCGTGTACCAGCCCTGGTGCATGAGATTCACGAGGAGTGCGTCGAGCCATTCCGACTTACCGCTTCCAGGCCAACCCGTGATGATCGTTAACTGTCCTTCCGCGATCGACAGATGCTTGTCGAGCGATGGCCAGCCGGTCTTCTCGCCCGGAGGCAACCCGCTATGCCAGAGGGCTTCGACTTTCGGGTATAGCGCAGCGGGTCCAATGACTTCCGGTTTGATGTCGGGCTTCGCGCTCATACCGATGCGAGCCTTTCGCCCTTCAAGGACCAACGCATTTGCAGGGATGGATGCCAGAAGGACCTCGCGTCACGCGCCAGCGTGACCGCATCTCCATGCTGGCGACGAAGCTCGGCCAGAATCTTCTCTGTCCCGGGCGGCGGCTTCACCTTCTTGGGCTTTCCTTGAAGGATTTTCTTCGCGTAGGCGCGAGGATCCACCTTGCCGACAGAGGCTAGGAGCGCGTCGAGAATGTCGCGCTCCTCCCATGACGACATGAGCATCCCGAGAAATTGCCGCGCTTGGAGTTCCGCAACGCCCGCGCTGGTGAGGAGGGATAGACCCTCCCCGAAGACAGGCCCCGAAGGGGACGCGCCGTTGGTAGGCGCGGCTTCTTTTACTACCTCTTCTCTGCTCTTCTCTGGTAACGCATTTGTAGGCTGTAGGGCGTCTACATCAGCGTTACGCTGTCTCCAGGTCGCTTGCCTTTGATTTGCAAGCGCTCTTTTCTTTGCGGGCTCTCCGTTATGCCGTTCGAAGTTGGGGATGAAGATGCCTTTATCGTCGTGGCCCAGCCATTCGACGACCAGCAGAGCATCCCCAAACCCTGCGGTTGAAGTCACCTCGTCACACACCATCGGTACAGCACCGTCTACACGACCGTCTACATGGTTGCCATCAAACCAACTCCAAAGCGTATGCAGTCTCCCAACAATGGCGAATCGATCGAGCTTCAACATGAGGGCGAGTCGGAACGTGGCTGGGTCGTCACGAAGGCCCGTCCGCATCTTGATCCAGTCGCCCGCCACAATTACTCTCCCCTTACAGGTTCAGGTCTTTCGCGATCTTCTTGGCCGCTTTGTCGATCTCGCGGGACGAGGCGTCGGGGTGGGCCTTGATCCAGGCGTACTTGCGGCGGCTGTACTCGGCCCAACCGCCGTCTTGGGCAGGGACAAAGCCGCTGTGCGGGCACCCTCGTGGGTTCGGAGCGCGGCTCACGCGGCCTCCCGCGTTTCGAAGAATCCATCGCGCTCTGGATAGAGTAGGAGGTACAAACGCGCGAGGCACGGAGCCCAGTTGTTGTTCAGCTTGTACTCGCTCGCCTGCTCACGGTGCCGCGTGTGGTGACGCATGAGCTCCCAGATGGTCCGGGACGCGTAATGTCGAAAGCCCTCACCCCAAACCGTGTTGGCCTCGCGCTCGTAGTGCTCCCACAGGGTCATGTGCTTCTCGAGCCAGCCCGGGAAGCCCTCGCGGAAGCGGTTGGCGTTCTCGGCGACGCGACGAAGGACGAACTCGCGGCGTGCGACCTGGCGGTAGGCGGGAGCTGAAACGAAGTCGATCGGGAGTTGTTCGCTCACGAGAACATCCATTTCGGAAGACGCCCGGACTGGTAGCGGCTAAACGCCGCCCGTTGCTTATTGCGCTTGTGGGCTTCGTGCGTGCGTCCTGTGGAATCCCGAAAACTGCCATCCGCAATGGATGCAAGACGCGCGCAGCATGCCTTGCATTTCTTGTTGATGCCGGGGCCGTTGTTATCTGCCAATTCGGATTCGGAGTGCTCATGGCCGCATGTACCGCAAACGAATCGCCCTTTGACTGGCGAAGTGTCTTGTAGAGAGCCCTCGCCATTCGGCGAGCGCCCCGGCTCTTTGCGCCCGATGGGCTTCTTGAGGTCCGCCGCCGAGAACTCCCCCGTCTTCTTGTTCACGCGGAGGACTCCTTGATGAGCGTCTGGATCTTCGGGACGAGCTCCGCAAGCTGTTGGATGGCGCGGCGGCGCTTCACGTCCGGGCCGTCGCAGAACTTCTCGATGAGCCAGTAAATGGGCTCAAGGTTCGTCGCGGCGATCAGGTCGGGAATCTTCTCGAATGGGAAGTGCGGCTCTTCCGATCCTGGCTGCTTCGGCGCAAGCTTGCGGGACAGTTCCGACGAGCTCATGTCCACGTCGGCCGCGACCGCCTTCAACTGGCGTCCGCACCCGGATACCGCGTTGCGGACGCACTGATCCCACTCCGGGAATCGGTCGATCAGGCCACCTTCGAAGTCAAGCTCGAATTGGCGCACCTGAATCTCCCTGAATGAGAATTTCAGGCGATTTCAGTCTCGCCTGTGGCCAAATTTTTTTCGTGAGAAAAAGAGGGGGCGGTGTTCTGCCCCCCCAAGGCGCACTCTGCTGGATCGTTCCCGACTCTTGGCGGGCAGCAGCGCGGTTCATTGGAGATAGATGCCTTCGACGCTGACGCTGCCCTTGGACTTCCGCAGGATCTTCTTGACCTTATGCGGACGTGGGCGACGTTCGCCGTGCAACCAGGACTTCACCGTTCGCTCTTTCTCGTCGAAGAGTTGAGCGGAGCGGGAGACCCCCAGCTTGCGAATGAACGTAGAGAGAGATTTCCGAGCCATTGCCCATTGTCCACATTTCGTGGTGGGCGCGCAAGTATTGCGAAATCGTGTCAGTCCACTAATCGTGGACTCCACGAAGAATCAATGGCTTACCATTCGCCCAGTGGACTACAACAAAGAAAGCGGTCGGCGCATCAGGGAGTTGCGAGAGGGAAAGGGGTGGTCGTTGAAGGACCTTTCGCTTCGCACGAAAGAGGTACTGAGCCGCACCCGCATCCAAAACTACGAATCCGGCCTAAGGATGGTCGGACCGTCGGAAGCTGTTATCTTGGCTCACGCCTTGAGCTCGCGACCCGCCTACATTATGGCTGTGGACGACACTCAGCTACCGATCTCCCAGCAGGAAGAAAAGCTCATCCGAAATTGGCGAGCTCTGCCGGAGAACAAGCGTATGGCGCACTTCCGGACGATCGAGACGGAAGCCCTACAGTTCCGTGATCCGGCACCGGACATGAGCGTCACCCGCCCCCCAAGGCAAACCCTTAAGGCCATGCGGCGTCGCGCCAAGACATCATGAGGGCTCTTCTCGGTCTATTAGTGACGGGATGCGTCACCGCGAGCCCGATCTACACCCCTTCGGGGAAGCCTGGACACGCCATCGAGTGCTCCGGTACAGCCCAAAGCTGGGGCCAGTGCTATGAGAAGGCGAGCGAACTCTGCGGCTCGAGCGGGTACGACGTCATGGACCGGGCCGGGGATACGGCCGGGGCCATCGTCCGGAGGACGTTAGTCATCGCTTGCAAGTGAACAAGCCCTACCTGCTCGGGTAGGATCGACCGACTTATCCCCAAAGCCCCGTTCAGGGGTTTTTTGTTGTCCTGTGTGTCCACGGGTCGTGGCTTTTTATTTGCGTGCGCCTATTGCATTCGTCCACGGACTGTGGACAATGGGCGCTTATGGACACGACAACGATTCTTCCCCCCGAGACCGAGGAGCGCCTTCGTCGGCAGATGGAGGCGACCTACGCCAACGCGCGTGAGGCTTCCGCGCAGTACCGCGAGGTCATCAAGGTCTACATCAAGGACCCGATGGTCCTCTCCATCATCGAGAGCTACAGCGACGCACGTGCCAAGGAAATCCTCGCGCTGCGCTCCCTGGAGGGCTGCGGATGGCGCTGAACGCTGCGTGGCTCGCGCTGAACCAGTTCCTTGACGAGCAACTTCCGTTGGCCGAGCGCCTTCGACAAGCCCGCGAGTCGCGACGCCAGTTCGAGGAGGAGTTGCGACGCCTCTACAGGGCGGAGAGAGCCCGGCAAGAACTTCGCGGCGAGGGGAGGGTTTGATGCGGCCGAGCCCCGAGGCGTTGAGGGAGTTGCGCGACTACAACGAGGTCACGCGCCGGAAGTGGCTCATGCGGCCCCCTTGGTATGTCCGCCTCTGGCGTTGGCTGTGGTAATGCAACTCGCCGTCGCCTCGCTCGTTGCGGTTGCGATCTGGGTCCTTCTGATTCCCACGCAACTAGCCGCACCGCCACTCCCGAAGCGAGCGGAAGTGAGGCCCGCCGGACTGATCGTGTCATGTGCGGAGCGTAACGAGATTTGCAAGGTGCGGAAGCGCATGGAACGGGTGAGGGCCAAGACCGAATGATGCGGGAGCTTGTTTCTTACGGTGCCGAACAATTGCAACGCGCCGCCGACATCATCCGCGCCCTCCCCCCGGATACACGCTGGCGAATTGCCGTCACCGAACACCGCAGCCGCCGCACCGCAGAACAGAACAAGTTGCTTTGGGCGATTTACACGGAAATGTCGGACGGCACCGGCTACACGCCCTCCGAGCTCCACGAGGCGATGAAGAGGAAGTTCCTCGCGCCCAAGGTCGTGAAGGTGGGGAAAGCCGAAATCGAAGTACCGGGGAGTTCGCGTGAGCTTGATACCCGAGAGTTCAGCCAGTACGTCGAGCGCGTCGCGCAGTTCGCGGCCGAGGAATTGGGGATTGTCGTCTAGCTTCCGGATGCCGCGCCTGGAGATACCAGCGCTCACGCGGTTAGCGAAGGGCAAGCCCTGCATGTTCAACGTACCGGGGTACTGCAATGGCAATTGGGAGACGACGGTTTGGTGTCACTCGAATCAAGGTCGTCATGGGAAGGGCTACGGCCTCAAGTCGCATGACCCGTTCGGAGCTTTCGGCTGCTCTGGATGCCACGACTGGTACGACAACCGAGTCCCGAACATCCCTCATGAAGAAAAGATTTGGACATTCGAAGTAGCGCGAGACAGGACGACTTATTACTTGTGGGCTAAAGAACTCCTCAAGGTGAAAACGTGAAAGAACTCTTCATTCAGGCGCACGAGCAGTTGATCGCCGAGTTCATGGAGCAGCACCCCGGGGCTGACGAGAGCGTCGCCTACGAGGCCACGGCGGACGGCGCTTACGAGCGGATGCGCGAAAACATGGCCAACCGAATCGACGAAGCCCGGATGCGGGCGAAGGAGCACGCGTGAACAAGAGCGAAAGCATCGCGAACATCATCCCCGCCATCCTCGCGGCCCGGAAGGTCATCGAGCCGATCGTGAAGACGAAGGAAGCCAAGCTCAAGGGAGAGGGCAAGGGCGGCGCTCAGTTCGAGTACTCGTTCAAGTACGCGCCGTTCGAGGAAGTTATTCACAAGATCACGCCCGCCCTCAATGAGAACGGCCTGATTCTCAGTCAAGGCATGAACGGCTTCTGTCTTGAGACGTCACTGTTCCACTCGTCGGGAGAGTGGATCACGTACTCCGAGGAAATGCCCCGCTCCTACCCGTCCCCTCGGGCGTTCGGCTCCGAGCTCTCGTTCCGCAAGCGCTACGCCGCGACCTCCGCGCTCGGGATCACCGCCGAGGAGGACGACGATGGGCAGACCGCCGAGCGCGAATTGAACCGCAAGAAAACGACCGCTCCCAGTGGGTCCGCCGCCGAGTTCATGCAGGAGGCTTTCCAGAACCTCGATCCGAAGATGAAGGAGTACGTGAAAGGCATCGCCGCCAACTGCGTCGCGCTGCTCGAGGAAGGCCGCGACACGGAAGCCTACGGCTATCTCGAGTCGAAGAATCTCGACGACGTCGAGAAACCCGCCGTCTGGAGCCTCCTCACTTCCAAGCAGCGCACCGCCATCAAGAAGGCTGGCAACCAGTCACGCAACTTGGAGCCAGCGAAGTGACCGAGCGCGAGAAAAACTACAACGAGATCGCCGCCGCCATCGGGTGGGGCGATCCCACGCCGGAGATGCGCCAGTCCCTCGAAGCGTGGGAGACCCACCTTCGCATCATCCGCGTCCTTGACGGTCGTGAGCCGGATCCGCGCAAGGACGCCGCATGAGCTACGCCGTTGGTCTTTTCGACGGTCGCGGCGGAAAGCTACGCTGGCTAGTGCCGGGCGTCGATTACGCCCCCCCGCGCATCGATGGCAAGTACACGCTGCTCGATTGCTTCGTGGACTACACG